CCGTACGGGCCTTCCTTGAGGTCGAGCGTGTCGATCTCGGCCTTGAGCGACTTGACCAGCTGCTCGAGCTTGCGGAGCGAGCGGTTCTGGGCGTCGTAGTCGGCCAGCAGCAGGCCGATCTGGGCCTTGGTCTTCCTAGGCATGATCAACATCCTTCGTTCTCGGTGATGGGTTTTGCGTGAGTGAGCAAGAACAGAGAGTAAGAAATAACGCGCACGCGTTAGGGGTAGAGGGCAGATGCCCCCAGAAGTGCCCCATGCAGTTGGGGGTTGACAGGGATAGGGGAGTAGGGATACACGCGCGGAAGGCCCGACATGTTGATCATGCTCAGGGGGCACTTTCTGCGTTTGTGCTGGTCAGCTCGATCTGATCTTGGATGTATGGATCTTGAGGGGGCACTTCCTCCACCGACATCCCGCCGAGCCGTTGATTGCGCCAGGGGGCATCCGCCGGCCGGACCATCACCACGTCGGCCACGTGCAGCCCGTAGTAGCCCCGCTGGCCGCGCCGCTTGGCCGCGGTCAGGCCCGCCTGACGGGCCAGCTCGTTGAACCGCTGTGAGCCGACGTCCTTGTGCCCGTTGCCCTGGTCGTGGGCCTCCCACTGCCGGAACGCCGACAGCAAGATCGTCCCCTTATTCCAGGTGTCCGTATCAGCGGTTACGTTGGAATCCGGGTCGCCGATCCACCGAAGTACCCGGTTCGCCTTCTCTGCGAATTCAGCGTGAGCCGTTTCAGCCGATTCTCCTCTGGAGAATTCGCCCGCATCCATGAGCTCACGCAGGGCGCAAATGGCCCGGACCGCAATTCCAGGTAGTTCAGCAGCCACAATTCGATCAGATATCTTTGGGTCCACTTTCGTTGGGGCGTAAGGGAACGGGATGATCTCCCAACGCCGCGTCCACCCTTTCGAGCTGTCCGACGCGCCAACAATGCCATTCGCGCTAAATATCGCCTTTCCCCAGAACTTGAAATAGAATTGGCGCTCATTCTTAAATTCGCCTTTCATCCGATCGTCGCCGCACAACTCCTTAATCTTGCCCGTATTTTGAATGTACGTGGCGTCGATATCACCGCAGATATTCGCGAGCTTTCCGAACAATTCCCCGGCCGAGAACCGCTCATTGGCAAGATCATGCAGCGGCTCGGCCGCGGTGTTCTCGTCGCCCAGCAGCGCCCGGATCACGTTCAGGTAGACGCCCTTGCCGTTGCCGCCGGTGCCGGTCAGCATGAACATCCGCTGCAAGGGGTTGCCCGACATCAGCAGGTAGCCGAGCACCTGCCACGCCCGGTCGAGATCGTCCGGAGGCACCGCCGACGACAGGAACTCGTCGAACATCGGGCAGGTGGCCGTGGGCTCCCAATCCAGCGGAAGGCGAACGGAGCTCATGAATTCCGGGTGATGCTCGACCAGCACCGGATCAGGGTCCCCGGCCCAGCGCAGCATCCCGTTCCCGAAGTTGATCACCTCAGCCGCCGGCAACACCGTGAAACGCTCGCACAGCGTCGACAGCACCTCCCGCACCGTCCGCGTGTGCGTTGGCCGGTACCGCTCGCCCAGCAGCCGCACGACCCGGCGCCGGACCTCAAGGCCGGTCTCGTCCGGCCGCCACACCCCATCGCGGTAGACCCAGAACACGCCCAGCGCGTCGACCATCAGCGGGCCCATGTCGAGCACGCGCTCAGCCGCGCGCACCGCCATGATCCCGTCAGGGCCGAAGACGGAGAGCAGAGTCACCGGCGGGACGGGCGGTAGTGCGGACCGCAGAACGGCTCCATCGTTCTGAGTGGCGCGCCCTCGCCGTCGACATGCACCAGCAGCCCGCGGAAGCCGGCGACCAGCTCCCCGTGTTCCGCGCACCGAACCACACACTCAGGGCAGGGTGCGAGATCCATGGCCCGGGCCGGAGCAGTGCCGTGCCAGGGGTTTTCACACGACCTGACGACCTTGACCAGTTGCCCGCATCCCCCGCACCCCTGCGCCGGCCGTACGCCGCAGTAAGGGCCGGTGTTCGTCGTATGCCCAGCCGGTCGACCGCACGCGCACCGTTGCATCACCGTGCCGCACTCTTCACACCCGCGACGGCCGTGCGAGGTGCATCGGAAGTCCTTGATCGAACTTGGCTCCGTCGGTACACCATAATTGCTCTTATGTTGCATTAGTTACTCCCTGTCATGCACCGGACACGTGCCGGTGATGTAGGCGGGGTGATCGCACACGCAAAACGGCGGGCCGTTGGCGGGGACGTTGGGAAGGGCGCCACCAACCGAGGTCTGACCGAGCCGGGCCAGCACGTAATCGCCGACCGCCTCGACGAACCGGTCGCCGGCCGCCGCCACCGCGGCCCCGCGGTCCCCGTCGCTGCCGTACTCACCCCGGGTCTCGATGTAGCGGTCCAACTGCCGGGCCGCGCGGCGCCGCTCCCGGTCCCGGTACGTGTCGACCCGGGCGTCCCGGGCCGCGTCCGGCGCGATCGGCGTGACCCGGCCGGGCAGGTGCCCGAACCCCGTCACGTCGCCGCGCGGCGCATCCTCGTCGTGCCACCCGGCAGTCATCGGCCGATCGCCCGCAGCGCCTTGGCCATGTCCTGAACGTCGGGCACCCAGTAGACCGCGTGCGCCCCAATCTGGTACTGCTCGAGCACTCCGGCCGCCACGTAGGCGTAGACGGTCGTACGGGACCGGTCGAGGATCTTGGCAGCGCCGTCCGTGTCGACCCAATCCTTGGGGTTCGGCACGGCCACGGGGGGTTTCGTCTGAAACCGTTCATCGGTCAGGTTGTCGCTCATGCCGATGAGTATGCACGTCGACCAACATCAGCGCAAGCTCTCCGACACGGTTGACGGTTTACCGGACAGTGTGTAAGGTCTGTCGGCATGAACGAACACCAGCAACGAGCCCTCTGGGGTACCGCGCTCCGGGCACTCGCCGAGAGCATCGAAAACGGCCTGGACCACATGCCTCACTCCGCGCACCTCTGGACGCACGACCTCGACCCCAACACCCTGCTCCAGGTGGCCGACGGCAGCACCGTCACCCCGCGGCCGGTCAAGTCCCGGCGCACCTGTGCTGAGGTCACCATCCCGGTCGGCGAGCGCCTCGGCCTCGGCATCGATTGGACGTACCTCGCCGAGCACCCGCACGACGTCGAGCCTCGCCTCCAGGCACAGGAGGCGTACCGACTGCACAACGAGCATTGCGTGACCGATGACCGCACCCCGCCGCCGGCCGACCACCACACGACCCATGACGTCCAGCTGATCCTGGTCGACACCGACCCGATCCCCGAGCCCCGATGACCAAGACGCCGAAGAAGCCGGCCAAGCACGTCAAGGCGCTGATCGACAAGCACGTCGTGCAGGGCGAGCTGAAACGCATGGGCCTGCTCCGGCGCCTGTTCGGGCCGGCCGAGATGCGCCACCCCGACGACGTGGGCACCCGCCGGCACCGCCGGCAGTAGCTTGCCCCCGGGAGGTACGCGCGCCCTAGATGACCGTGCCCCCCTGGGAGCGCAGAACGGCCCCGTCACGGAGGTGGCGGGGCCGCTCTGTCATGCGGGGGGGCTGTCGTCGAGGCTACTCGACGCCCCCGTTCAGCGCCGCTACCGCGGCCTGTAGTGCGTCGAGCGCGGCATTCACCGGGGCCAGCTGCGCGGCCACCTCAGCGGCGATCGTCGTGCGGGTGGTGATAGCCACCGTGTCCGCGTACCTGATGTAGGTGCCGGCCGGCTTCTTCGCCTTGGGCGTGGCGTCGCTCTCCGGATACTCGAGCTGGAACGCCCACACCCGCGAGGCGATGTCGTTCAGCTGGGCGTCGCTGATCTCCAAGGGCACGTTGATCTCCTCCAGATGCCATGAGCCAGTGTTGGCCTCCAGGCTGGTCGTGTACGAGAACGAGAAATGGGCATGCTCGGTGTGCGCCGACGCGCCTGTGTAGGTGCGCTGGGCCCAGCCGTTGTCGGCTTCCCAGATACGCCGGTTGTAGATCATGTAGCGGAGGCGTCGTTCGGCGCCGGATCGGACCCGGCCGAGCACGAACTGAACCACCGCTTCCATGGTCAACCCGGGCGTACGCAGGTCATCATCGACGTCGATAGCGTGGACCTCGTTAACGTGGTCAGCGTCATGGATCGGCACCGACCCGGTTTCGTCCGGGTTGTGATCCGAGGTCTCGGCCGCGTGGGCAGCGTCGCCAACCGCGCCGTCCGACGCCGTATCCCGGCCGGGCGCCAGGTCATCAAACGCGGCGAACAGCGCGCGTCCGGCCGGAATCAGCACCCAGTCAGCCATTGGACGCGCCCCGGGGAATGCCGTGCAGGCCGTCGATCTGCGCCTTGAGGGACGCGTTTTCGTTCTGCAGCGCGGTCAGCCGGCCGTTCGTGTTGTCCTCCGCGTTGCTCGAGCTACGGGCCGCGGCGACCGACGCCACCGCCGAGGTGCCGATCAGCGGGTACACCAGCAGCTGCCCGATCGTCTGCACCCACTGCCGGAATTCGGTCGTGTCCGCGCCGTTGAGGGTCAGCGCCACGTACGCGCCGACCACCGCCAGGGCCAGCACTCCGCACACCGAGATGATCGTGATCGTGATCGACGTCGGAGCTTTCTTCAGCCAGTCCATGAACATGGACTCCTCCCCCACCCTCACAGGTGATCATCGTATCGCCGGGGTCTGACATTTTCGGACGCTACAGCGGCCTGACGAACTCACACTCGAAAACGCTGGTCTGCACGCCACCCGAGGCGAACGACGCCGTGCCGGCCGGGGTCGACTGCGTGACCATCTCAAAGAAGTCGCCCGACCCGTTCGCCGAGATCGTCGCCACCAACTGCTGACCGACCGCCTGTGACAGCGCAGCGTCCGGGTGCGTCGGCATCAGCGGCGCCACGTTCGCGGCGTTCTTACGGAAGACGATCAACAGGTTGGAGAAGGCCGCGGCCTGGAAATTCGCGGTCGCGGTCAGCCGGTACCAGCCGGCCACCGTCGGGGTGATCCTCGTGTTGTTCGTGACCGCGTCGTGGAAGTTGTGGGTGTCCACTTCCTCACTGCCGGCCCCGAACTGCACGGCGGTCGCCGCCGGAATGGCTTGGGTGGTCTGCGCGACCAGCCGGACCAGCGGGGGGAACACCGCGTTGGCCAGGTCCGACCAGAACGCTTTGTCGCCAGCGGCCATCTCAGAGCCCCCATCTTCGGTAGTCGTGCACGTTGAGGCGCATGCCGGCCGGCCACGCCCGGGCGAGCCCGTTGATATTGCGGGTCACCGTCAGGGTCTGAGCGTAGGTCGGCCCGGCCCCGGCCGCGGTCACCGCGGTCACCCGAACCACCTCGCCGGTACCGTCTCCCTGCCCGATGACCATATCCAGCGGCAGCGAGCCGGCCGCAGTCGTCAGCACGTCGTTCGGGTCGACCACGTTGGTCGTCAGCGCGGTCGCGACCGCGCTCACCCCGCCGCCCTGCAAGGTCATCGTGCGGGTGTCCCACCGCCACACCCCGCCGTCGTACACGCCGATCCGGTACAGGTCATACGGCTCGGTCTGGAACGTGATCTCGGCCAGCGCGCCCGGGCCGACCTTCTCCTGAATGCCGACCACGAGCAGGTCGATCGGGTCGTAAAAGTAGCCGGTCACCCGCAGCAGGTCACCCTCGCGGACCGCAGTGGCGGCCGCCTTCAGCCCGGGGTTGGCCAGCAGGTCCACCGTCACCGCCTCAAACCGCGGAC